ATCGATAACTACTGTTTGGAACTGCTGCTTGATTGCATCATCTTTCAACTCAATAAGCAGTTTCCTAAACTCCGCCCAGCTATTTACTGGGGTTGCCATAATGCCTGGAATTGCGGAATAACCTTTTTCAAAAGCGAAAATAACCGCTCCAGGAAAGCGTGATGCAATGGTAGTCTTGCCAGATTTAGGAGTTCCATAAAACAGCACACTATATCCACGAAGGTCGCGAGACACAACGTGAGGTTTTAAGTTATTTAAAATACCCATATATGTGTCTCCTCTTTAATTAGAAGTCATAACCAGAAGTTTCATTAGATACGGCTGCACTTGAACCGCCGCGAGAAGCCTGATACTCTTCCTGCCTCTTCTTAATCGAAGCAAGATAAAGCTCACGATCACTCATTGCTTTACTCAGTTCAGCTGCCGTAATAGTGGCTTCATCATCCCATTCATAAGTTTCTCTGTTGCATCCTGTGATGACAAACTCACGAACAGAACTATTGCGTTCCCGCACTTCATCTTCACCAAATGCGGACTCAGTAACTGTTCTAGTTACAATGGTCTGACTCAACTGACGACCCCATACACAAGTGAATACTGGCGACTTCGGAGTGGGTTCAAGACCACGGAAATAATCCATTCCACCCTTATTCTTAACAACAAACTCAACAGGACGAATTTCCTTGCGGAAGTTGAATACACAACCATTTACATGAACACTATCAGGGATATTCCGCTCAGGATTTCCTTCAACATCCCTTACTCTTGTAATAACCATATCAGCCTTGAAAGTGTTACGAAGCTTTTCATCTTCATTGATCGCATTCACAATATGAATAAATCCACCTTCGTTTCTGACTACGGTTACAGGTTTTTCATCTGTAAGTTCTCTATACCATTCGTTTATATCAATCGTGCTATCACAGCGAACCTTGATGGCTTTTTCCTTACCAACATTAAGAACGCTCTGATTTTCCGTCATAATCTTATCGAGAGTAGCAAATCTGGCATCCGCATTTCCCTTGGAAGTGACCGCGGTAATGTAAGTATAATGAACCTGAATAACATTTTCCATCTTATCATCAGTTGCGATACTTACTGTGCCAGTAATAAATTCAGTCCCAGGATGCTTTGAACTTTCTCCTGTTACTTTCTTTTCGAGTTTCTGGTCGTAAAGAACACCTTCAATATGAGTTTCATTTACAAAATTGCTCTTCATTAACTTAATTTTCTCCTTCAAATACTACGTTTTTACCTTTTTCTGTTATCGTATAAATAACCGGATCTTTACCAACCTTTTCTACATATCCATCAGTTACAAGTTTTCGCATAGCACCAGAAACTCCTTTGGAGGAAACTCCAATATCATCTCCAATGTCTCTTGCTTTATACATCTGCGTCTGCGGATGCTCTTGAAGATACCGCAAAATCCTTTCACCATTGGGTGTAAATGCCGGCTTTTCTTTTTCATCCCCTTCTGTCAAAGCATCAATATATGCTTGAACATTTTCTGGAACTTCAATTTCTCCGGCAACTTCAGTTGTTAAATACTTCCAAAAATTAAGAAACTCTTGCTGTTTAGACATATAAAATCTCTTTCTTCATTTTTCTATATATATTATATCATTATTTATTTTCTTCGTCAATTATTACTTCAATTTCTTCTGGTTTAACAGCTTTTAATGTGTTTCCGTCTAAAATTCCTTTATATCTTAAAAACATTTCAGTAGGCATCAAACTGCATACTGCATCAAAATACCGAATGTCTTTTGTTTTTACAAAATCATCCATAAGATATTTGAGACCAGTTACATAATCTGTAACAAAAGTTTTCAAATCAATATCTTCTTTATAAGGTTCGTTCTCAAAGACAATCGGCATAAAATTATCATCAAACTCAATATCTGCCATATCAAGAGTGATGGTGCGTTGAACATCTTCAATTATTTTTTCCACCATCGGTGGTGGTAACGGAGGTAGTGTTTTCATCGGGTTCATTTACTCCAATATATAATAAATCATTAGCATAAGGAAGAGTTTTTGTCCAAGCAATAAAACTTTCTCTCCATTCGCTTAATTTATGATTTTTTCTTTGATGAATAATTGAAAAAACATTTTCATAATTCATCGTTATAGTTCTTTTTTGTAGCCAAGCCTCTGGAAGAACACGAACAAGTTCTTTCCAATATGCTTTTTTCTTTTCTTCATTTTCTTCAGCCAATACTGCTTGCCGCAAGTCTTCAAGTTTTTCATATAAATCATCCCATAACATATCAATATGCCAATGAGGTGAAAAATAATCTGCTTTGATTTCTTCTCTGCGGGATACTGCTAATTCACCATTATAATCATCGCGTTCAAAGCAATCTGGACCAATAGGATTAGCAGTCAGTTTATGCATAGTAGAAGTTGAATTTGCTGTTGTTCCAACTTTATAAGTATCAAATTCTTTCCACCAATATAATGGTGCAGTTATATCAACAGATACAATAATCTGTCGTAAAAATTTACGATGTTCTGGGCCAGCGCAAATCAATATCTACATAAGTTTGAGATCTTTTGGTCCAATAACAAAAGATCTACATCCATCCATCCAGCATTTTTCGCTAGGATTTTCTGGTGCGCTAAAAGTCCATTGACTATCACTCATTGCCCAACTATTTTTAGGATTTCTCATACCGCGAATTGCGTGTTCAAATCCCCAGGTTTGTGTATTCTCAAATTTCATATCTTATTCTTTCGATAAAGTATATCCGTCTAATCTTCCTATTGATTTTATACAGGCTTCTAATTCATCTATATAAACTGGTTTATGATTATCATAACGATGGTTGAAAAAATCATTATAAGAAATAAATTCACATTTACTATTAGTAAATCCATAAGCGTGTGCTTTTTCTCTCATCGCATATGGGTTCTAACTAACTATAACTCCATTTGTTTCATTAGCAACGGCAAGTAAAGAATGAGTTTTACCTGTTGCTTTATAATCAATTATTCTGTTCATATATTTGAAGATACTGTTATTTTATCTGCTGTAACGGTAGAATTTGTTGTAAGAGTGGAATTAGTAGTAGGAGTAATAGTAGCATTAGAAGTAGTAGAACACCAAGTATAAGGACTCCAATTTGGTGTCTAATAAACCCAAGTATGAGTATTAGCTCTATATCCTTCCCAATAGGCTTCATCAAGTAAATCTTTTAATTCTTTTTCACTAAGATGAATTTTTCCATCTTTTTCTTTTGTAAAGACTTTAATCATAATAACTCCTTATTTTATACTATACCCATATTCTTTCGCATTATAAAAATTTTGCCAATAATCTTCTCTTTGGTTCAATTTTTCTTGCGGGCATTCTTCGATTACTTCAAAAGTAAAATTCTCTACTCCAAATTTTTTCATCGCTGGATATAGTTTATTATTAGTTATAGGTTCTGCGCCAATTGCTCGTTTGATATGTTGTTTCCAACGTTCTGCTATATTTACAGCCTATCCAACATAGCACATTTGATTTTTGGTATTAGTTATTTTATAAATACCAGTTCTAATTCCAATACCAAGCACACGACCAACTAAATCTGTGTATGGCTTTTCAAGATAAATTTTCCATATAACTTTATTTATTGCCAATTCTGCTAATGGAGATATTCCCCTAATAGCTTCGCGCAATTTATTTATTTCAAATAAAGACTAGTCATCAAGAGAAAGAGAATGGAATTCAATATAATTTTCTTCTTTTGCGGCTTCTTTTTGTAAATTAGTTGCTGCATTTATACTTAATTTTAAAGTTTCTAATACATTATTTAGTTCTTGTGCGGCAATCAGTTTTTTCTTATTTTCTTCGACGAATTGTTCAACAAATTCTTGTTGAGTTTTTATATACTCATCCTTTTGTTCTTCAATCCATTTTTCTTGTTCTTTTTTATATTCTTCTTTGAAAAACTATTCAGATATATCGTAAGTTTTTTTTAGATTGTTGAGTTTTTTTATACTATCATCAAGATTTTGTTTTGTATTATCAAACTATTGCTTTAAAGCAAAAAGATTGTGTTCTACATCGTGAAGTTCTTCTTGCTATGTATGTTTTGTTTGAGTAAGTTTAACTATTTCTTGCTATAATTCTTTTAGGGTGTAATACTCACGCTAACATTTATTATTGTTTATTTTTAGGGTAATTAACCACCCTAGTAAAAATAAACACAATAAAGCCAATACTATTGTAATTCCGCTCATATTTGAAAAAAGGGGATTTGACAATTCGATCAAATCCCCTTATGCCAAATTTTATCTAACTTATTCAGCGTCTTCGGCATCAACATCGAGTGCGCGACCCGCATCAGTAAGACGGAGGAACTTCACAGTCTTGTGGGTTCCATCAGCGAGTTCGATCTCGGCTTCCTCACGAACGCCATAACCTTTCTTCTGAATCGCAGAAGTAAAGATACCATTAACGGACTGAGTTGTGAAACCAAAATGTTCTGCCACATCAGCTGCGGTGACATTGTCATTAGCGTTGAGACCCTGGAGATAAGTAATAACCTTCTTTGTATTTTCCTTCATAGCTGCCATAATAATAATTTAACTCCTTTGGTATATAACCATTTTATATTGTGTTTTTTATTTATAATAATCTGATAGGTTTTACTTACCAGTTATTATCTATATATATTATATAATATTTTTTTTCTTTTGCAAATTATTTTTTTAAATATTCTTGAACATATTCATCAAGAGCAAGCATATCATCAAATGATAAATCCATATTCTACATCTTCATTATTTTCTCTTTTGCTTCTCTGACGGTCTCATCACTAACATTTTCTTCAATAATTCGCTCATATGACGCAATTTGTTTTGCGAGTTGTTTTAATTGTTTTTTAGTCATATCTTCTTTTTTCTATAATTATTATAATAAAAATATTTTTGATTTTCAAATCACGAATGATTTTAATTGAAAATCGAGTCAATAGTACAGTCTTTTGGATCTTTATCATCACGGAATCGTTTTAAATAAAAGTGTCGCAACGTATGATCTTCTTTATTTTTCTCCATTCCCGCAAGTTCTACAACTTTATTCATATATTTGAAAGGATGATCTTTTAAATCTTGTTGTAGTTTTTCAGATAAACCTGATGATATAGTTCCAATTTCTTCAATTTCATTCTTATCATTGTAAGCACCAATACGAATAGCAGTAGGCCAGCCATAATAGTAAGCCTTTGTTACGGGTACGGTTTTATATTCATACCCTTCAAGAATAATATGTTCACCAACATTTACTCTTGTTTCTCCTATTTGCGGCCAAGGCTTGCCCTCTTCTTCTGGAATTTCGTACTGTTCAACTATCCAGTAAGGCCAACTGGTTGCTGGATTCTCTTGCTGAGCAGTTAATGTTACATCAACATTCCCATCTTCTTTATAGACCATATAGTTTGGTCCGATGTTTAATTTACCATTATAATACTTGGTTGGTTCACAAGTACCAATACAAATAGCATCACAAGTATCTGTCTTTTTAATTTTGATGGTATCCCACACAGGACGTTTGCCTGGACTATAATGGGCAGACCTTTTCTTTAAGACCATTCCTTCTTCACCATTATTAAGTGCTTCTGCAATAGCCTCTTGAATATTATTCTCAACAATAGGTGCAAGTTCAATAAATGGGTTATTTAAAAGATTAAATTTTTTAACAACAGCCTCTAAAACTTTATAGCGATTATATGCTCCGACCTCAATTAAATTCATATAACTATAATATATTATATCATAGATATAGAAATGTAAATAACCATATTCATTTTCTTGTCTTTCTATTGCTTTCTCAGGAAGACTACCCATAATTGGAGTTACATCTTTTGATTCTTTGCCTGGGTAATAAATTTCTCCAATAATAATAGTACCCGCAGGAACTCGATCCATAATTTGCATTATGTGCGGCACATTAGCACTCTTTTCAGCAAGAGTTCCTGTTACTTTTGATGTGGTTCTGCTCCATAAATAAGAACGATCAACTGTTTTTTCATATTGATACCAATATCCATCTTTCTTTATTTCTGCGAAATAATCTCCAGACGCACAAATAGAAGGAAACATATCTTCTTTTCCTTCTGGTATCTTATTTATTTTCATTGGTGCGATGCAAAGTGGTTCAATCATTGAATATTATATCCTTAAATGTATTTAGAATATGGTAATGAATAAATATATTTTTCAATTAAATCCCAATCAGGTTTATTATCTTTTACAGGTAAAGTAATAGTTGAAGTTCTCATGCGAGTAATTCCCCAACCTTGTCCATGATTGTATTTATAATGCTCTTGAGAAATAATAGCACTTAAAAATAACCCAATAGCAGGTGTAATAGTAAAATCTTTACCATATAAAATATTTACAGTACTTCCGGCACAAAAAGGAATTGGTTGATAATATGCTAAGCCAGCTCCTCCATTACCAGAATTACCCACAGTTATTGCATTTGCTTCATAAGTTGGTTTAACATTAATAAATGAAGTAATTCCATTACCATCTTTTGATGCTCCAGCAAATGGCGTGCTACCTTCATTTTCTGTTTTTTTAGATTCAGCTGCAGTCATAGGAGGAGTTCCGCGAATAATTTTAAATAAATCTTCATATTTAAATTCTTTCCATTGATCGCGATCGGGTAATATTATAGTTTCATTTATTTTTGATTGTTTAATTATATTAATTAATTCAAACATTTTT